TGATTTCATTTGAGCAATATTTTGTTTTAATAAAGTATTTGTTGTTGTCATATCCACACCAAATCCCATTTCATTTTTAGTACCTGAATATACCTCACCTTTATGTGCCATTATTGTACCTGTTTTTGTCACCTCACCACCCGTCTCAGCTGAAGCAAGACTTTTAGATTTTGAAAACGCTCCATAAGCTAAAGCGAGTGCACCACCTATAAGTGCGATACCAACAACTGATGCTGTAAGAGTTCCAATCATACTTGCCAAAGACATACCCATCGCTTTAGCTTTAATTAAAAGAGTAGCTCCCTCTGCAGCTTTCATATTAGCCAAATAACCTTGTCTTATTCCATCAATGACCATCATAGCCATACTTAGACCATGCATCACAGCCATTAACTTCATCATTTCTTGTTGAGTAGCCATCGCTTTATCTTGACTTTCCTGCCTTTCGGCTGCTAATTGAGCACTTGTCTGTTCACCAGCTATCATTTTTCCCATATCTTGTACAGAAACTCCAATAGCATCAGCCATAGCCTTTCTTTGAATAACATTCATATCAGACCATTCTGCTTGAGATACTAAACCATCAGTAATCTCTTTTTGTAACCCTTCTAAGTCTCCCATTAAAGCAAGTTCTCTAGCCTTATCTAAATTGAGGTTTCTACCTAAAAGAACTTCTGCTTCCATTTCATTTGTAAGAGATTCTTCGACATTCAGCAGTGATGTAGCTATCTGATCAACAGTAGCTAAATTAATACCTAACTTTGCAGCTTGCGCAGCGGCTTCAGCTATATTTTCTCCACCATCTTTAGCATACTTTGCGAATACAGCTGTACTCTGAGCAATATCAGCTAATACAAGTCCAGGTGCGACTCCAGCAGCTCTAGCAATAGAGTCGTATGTCTCAATCATATTAAGACTTGTTTCTAAACTACCTCCCTGTACAACCTGAATTTGTTTGGCCAATACAGCCATATTTTGGCCTGATAGGCCTGTGAAAGCAGATATCTTTGCAGCTTGTAAAGCTACACCCGTAGATATTTCACCAACATTTCCAAATTCTGCAGCAATTCCACTAACAAATTGTTTAACTTCACCAGCTTTACCACCCATAACTTTAAGAGCTTTTTCACCAGCAGTAATATTAGCCCCTACTGATGCTGACTGACCTACGGTTAAACCTAATTCTTGTCTAACTTCCTTAATATTACCAACAAGATCTCCCGCAAGTTTAACCAAAAAACCAAAAGCAGCTACGCCCATAAGTTCTTTACTTTGTAATATTTCAGATGTACCTTTTACTGTAGCAAACATAGCATCTAACTTTGCTTGAACCTTTGCCTCTATTGTTGTTTTTTCTGAAAAATCTGGCATTTCTTCCATAGCATCTTTTAGTTCATGAACCAAAGTAAGAAATGGTCCAAAACTACCAGTTGCTTCAGTACCATCTTGTATTATTGCATCCATAACTCCTGCTATGTCTACTGCTCCACTAGCAACACCTTCTAATAACTTAGCATATTTCTCAGCACCCTCTTGTTGAGCTTTATCACCACTTGCTTGAGCGTCTTTTATAAGATTAATATTTTCTTCAAGACTTTGTCTTTTAAGTAACTTTCCAAGTATAGAGTTTTGTATCTTATTAAGTGATTCTTCTATACTTAATGAAGTCGATTCAAATTCAAGTTTCTGTTTCTTTAAATCATTAATTTCTTTTTGAAGATCTAGAGCATTCTTATGCCCTTTGTATATTCGATCTTGATATTCTGCTTCTTTTTTTGATAGTTCTTGAGAAACTCGTCTTTCTTCATTTCTAAGATTTCGCTTATCAGCCATTATCCCTTCCTTCTTAACTCTCTTCTAACTTGCGCAGCTGCATCATCCCAGTTTTTTAATGCTTTTTCTAAACCTGGATTACCTTTTACTAATTTGTCGGCGACTTTGTTAAGTCGTCTATTTTTCCAATTCTGAAAGAACTTATATAATAAACCTTCTCTACTAGCCATTGTTATTCTCCATACGATATTTTATGTGGATTGATTCAATAATAAATATCAACTTTCTTATTTTTTGAATTGTGGGGGACTAGGATTTTTCTTTTGTTGAGCTTTATCTATTTCTTGTTTTTGTTCTTTATAGTGTCTATCTAATCTCTTAAAATAGAATTTGCGCAAATAGATAGGCATGTTGTACACTTCGGTGAACGATAACATGCCCTGAGAATTAAAAGCTATTTGAAATATTTGTTCGTGTATTTCTACTTTGTGTTCAGATGTTAGGCCAAAGAAACGAAATGGTCATCGGGACCATAAACTCCTTTTCTTCTCCATCTACATCAATGTATGTTGAAGTCATATCGACATCGGGATTGATATCAGCTACATGTTCTCTAAAAGCGATAGAATCTCTTGATAAAAACTCATTATCAACAAACGAATTTATAGTTGCTTTCTTAGAATCTCCGTCTACTGAAAGTATCTGTTGTTTAAGTCTTGTAGTTACACCGTGACTAACCCCATCACCAACCTTTTCATATGCTTCTGTTTCTTTGGTTATTATCTTTTCATCTGCGGATGTTAGTAATTTAAATGTTATTTGTCTTTTAGTTGCTGGCAATTCATATTCAAATTCATTTTTACCTTCTGTAACTAAACTCTCATCTAAATATTTATCTTTTAAAGTAGTTAAATCTACTGTAACCTTTGTTCCAAATATTTCTACTGGATAGTCTTTACCATAAGCAAGAATTCTAGCAGCAATTAAGATAGCATTCTTATCACCAACCAATATATTATCTACTTTAATTGATTTATCTACAATCAATGACTCTAATAATTTTTCAATCACTCGACCGCTTTTAATAAGATTTGCTGATGTAAGAATATCTTCTTCTTTAGCCGTCATATATTTTACTTCAACTTGCCCCGATGATAGTGGATTTTCTTTGGGATACAATAATCCCTTGCTAGGAAGATCCACGACTTCCGTAGGAAATTTAACTTCAGCCATATTTGACTCCTATGATATTATTTTAGAATTATAACTATTTTTTACCAAATTTTTCTGCAGCTGTGACTCCAAGTCCAACTACTGAGATATACATAAAACACTCAAGTATTTTATCCTTTACCTCAAATGCAGTAAAGGTGTCAGCACCCCAACTACATATCAACATAAAAAATGCAGCAAAGCCAACTGTTCTCTTAGACGAAATTTTGGCATCGCTTGATAGCATCTCTTTTAAAAAACTCATATAAACTCCTTAGAATTGTAGGATTGCGTAATCGTAACGTAGTGTTAGTGTGATATCATTGGGTTCATTAGCAGACCAATCCAAATCACCAAAGTTAGCAGATTGAATCATAGCACCTTTAAGTGTCCATTCTTCAACTTTATCACCAACTGGTCCTAACACATTAAATGTAACATCTTTCTTATAGAAGTCTGAATATCCATCCCTACCAGTAACAGATTCTTTATGTAAACGAACCCATTCCATAACGGCTTGTGCCCCGGAAGGAACAATGGGATCATAAAGTGTAATATCCAAGGTTTCCCAAGCTCCCTTACCCTTTACATACCTCTTAACATTGATATGATCTAATTCTATTTCTTCAAACGTGATAGTAGGGCGATTTGCCGTTTTGATTAAATATGCTGGAACGCCTTCAATGTACATAATGAACCGATTTTTTGTTTTCGGTTCAAATGGAGTGAACATTATTTCTGAAGGATCGATTAAGTCTGCCATTACAGTTCTCCTAATTAAAGTTTAATTCTTTCATATATAAATATAAAAAAACTAAAAAATCGATACAGGTTATTCGTCAAATATTTCATAGTTTTTTTATAGTTTTATAGAAAACAAAAAAGGGTGAGAAAAATCTCACCCTTTTGAGTTGTTTTATGATTAACTGCCTTAACTATCAGCAAAAGCCGCTGTTACAGCAACTCCACCATTACCAGTATTCATAACATGACCCTCAACGTGCCATTTAGCACCATCAAACAGACACTTTAAATAAGTACCTATTCCAATACCACCATTTGAAGCACCAGTTAAGTTCAAAAAGTCATTTGAATCACCATCGGGCTTAGCTACTAATGCAAAAACATTACCAGCAGCTGCATTACCTGATTTGTATACATTAGACGAAGGCGCAAATAATTCACCTCCA